TGACGCCGGTTCTGGTGCGCGAGATTATCGCGGGCATCAATGCGAAATTCCGCGAGCTGGTTAACGCCGGTTATTTGCTGGGTGCGTCTGCCTGGTATGACGAAAGCGCCAACGATAAAGATACCCTGAAGGCGGGCAAGCTCTTTATTGATTACGACTATACGCCGGTTCCGCCGCTGGAAGATTTAACCCTGCGCCAGCGCATTACCGACACCTATCTGGCGAACTTCGCCGCATCCGTAAACAGCTGAGGAGCCGGATAAATGGCACTGCCACGCAAACTGAAGGGCATGAACCTTTTTAACGACGCCAACAGCTATCAGGGCGTCGTCACCGCCGTCACCCTGCCGAAGCTGGCGCGCAAGCTCGACCCGTTCCGCGCGGGCGGCATGAGCGGCGCGGCCTTTATTGATAACGGTCTGGAAGATGACGCGCTCGATGTTGAATGGAGCATCGGAGGTATGGATGAGCTGGTTCTCACGCAGTGGGGGGCTTCCAACGTTCCCCTGCGCTTTACCGGCTCTTACCAGCGCGACGATACCGGCGAGGAAATCGCGGTAGAGATTGAGGTGCGCGGTAAGCATCAGTCGTTTGATTTCGGCGAAGCCAAACAGGGCGAAGATACCGAAACCAAAATCACTAGTAAAAACACCTATTACAAGCTGACCTTCAATGGCAAAGAGCTGATCGAAATCGACACTATCAACATGGTGGAGAAGGTTAACGGCACTGACCGTCTTGAGCAGCGACGTAAAAACCTCGGCCTGGTATAAACCCTGACGCCAGCGCCCGCCGCTGGCTTTACCTGACTACAGTAAACAGAGAACAATCATGGAAAAAAAAGAAAACGTTGTTGAGTTTGAAACCCCGCTGTTGCGCGGCGAGACCGAAATCAAAAGCGTGGAGCTGGTTAAGCCGACGGCCGGAAGCCTGCGCGGCGTGCGCCTGGCCGACCTGTGCCAGTCGGACGTTGACGCCCTGCTCACCGTGCTGCCCCGCATTACCCTGCCAGCACTGACAAAGGCCGAGTGTAATGCTCTTGATCCGGTAGACCTGATTGCGCTGGGCGGAAAGGTGATCGGTTTTTTGCAGTCGAAGTCGGACGAATAGACTGGCCGCACGGCCTGACGGTCAACGACCTGATGGCCGATATTGCCACGATATTTCACTGGCAACCCTCCGAGATGTACGACATGCCGCTGGCCGAGCTGATTGACTGGCGGCATAAAGCCTTTATCCGCAGCGGAGCAACCCCGGATGAGCAATAACCTCAAGGTGCAGGTACTGCTGAACGCGGTAGACAAAGCCTCGCGCCCCTTCAAAGCCGTGCAGACCGCCGCTAAAAATCTGTCGTCTGACATTCGCCAGACACAATCAACCATTAAGGAGCTGGATGCGCAGGCCGGAAAAATTGACGGCTTTCGCAAGGCCAGCGCGCAGCTGGCCGTCACGCAGCAGAGCCTTAAGGACGCGAAGCAGGAGGCGGCAGCGTTGGCCGTGCAGTTTAAAAACACGGAGCGCCCCACCACGCAGCAGGCCCGCGCACTGGAAAAGGCCCGCCAGGCAGCGGCTGAGCTGCAGACGAAGTCCAACAGCCTGCGCCTTTCGGTGCAGCAGCAGCGCGAGGCGCTTAACGCAGCGGGGATTTCCACTAAAAGTCTTAGCAGCGAGCAGCAGCGCCTGAAATCCGCCTCGGCGCAGGCAATCGTCAGCCTGAGCCGACAGAAGATGGAGCTGCAGCGGCTGAATGCGCAGCAGGAGCGGCTGAACCAGACCAGCGAGCGTTACCGCAAAGGCCAGGAGCTATCTGGCAAAGTGCGGAATGTGGGCGCGGCCGGTATCGGTGCTGCCACGGTCGGCGGCATGGCGGCAACCTCGCTGCTGATGCCGGGCTTTGATTTCGCACAGAAGAACTCCGAGCTGCAGGCCGTGCTCGGAGTGGCGAAAGATTCAAAGGAGATGATCGCACTGCGTGCGCAGGCGCGTCAGCTCGGCGATACAACGGCTGCGTCTGCCGATGATGCAGCAGGTGCACAGATCGTTATTGCCAAAGGTGGCGGCGATGCCGCAGCCGTTCAGGCCGTCACGCCGGTAACACTCAATATGGCGCTGGCAAACAAACGCACGATGGAGGAAAACGCCGGGCTACTGATGGGGATGAAATCAGCCTTTCAGCTCTCAAATGATAAGGTTGCACACATCGGCGACGTGCTGTCGATGACGCTGAATAAAACGGCATCAGATTTTGACGGGCTGAGTGATGCGCTGACCTACGTCGCCCCGGTGGCGAAAAATGCAGGCGTCAGCATCGAGCAGGCGGCGGCGATGATCGGTGCTCTGCATGACGGCAAAATAACAGGCTCAATGGCCGGTACAGGAAGCCGCGCCGTGCTGAGCAGGCTGCAGGCTCCTACCGGCGAATCATACAAGGCTATCAAAGAGCTGGGGATTAAAACCGCAGACAGCAAAGGAAATACCCGCCCGATCTTTACCATCCTGAAAGAAATGCAGGCGAGTTTTGATCGTCACAAGCTGGGAACGGGCCAGAAAGCCGAGTATATGAAAACCATCTTCGGCGAAGAGGCCAGCTCTTCAGCCGCCCTGCTGATGACCGCTGCCTCAACCGGCAAGCTCGACCAGTTGACCGCCGAGTTTAAAGCCTCTGATGGCAAAACGGCCGAGCTGGTTCAGGTCATGCAGGATAACCTCGGCGGCGATCTGAAAGAGCTGCAGTCTGCTTATGAGGCCATCGGCACCGACCTTTTTGATCAGAACGACGGAAGCCTGCGCACACTTACCCAGGATACAGCGGCGCTGCTGCTTAAGGTTGATGGCTGGATTAAAGCTAATCCTGAGCTGGCAGGCGGTATAGCAAAAGTGGTGATGGACGGGCTGATGTTAGCCGGGGCGCTGGGCGCAATCGGGCTGGTAGCCTGGCCGGTGATTGCAGGCGTAAATACCCTGATTGCCGGGGCGGGCTTCCTCGGCACAGCATTCAGCATCGCGGGCGGAGCTATTACGGCCGCGCTCGGCGCTATCACGCTGCCGGTTGTGGCCGTCGCGGCGGCAATCGTGGCCGGGGCGCTACTGGTGCGCAAATACTGGGAACCCATCAGCGCCTTTATTGCAGGCATGGCCGAAGGCTTCACCGCTGCGATGGGGCCGATCAGTGATTCCTTCGGTTCGTTAAAGCCGGTGTTTGAGTGGGTAGGTGGCAAGGTCAAAGAGCTTTGGGACTGGTTCGGCAAACTGCTGGAGCCGGTGAAATCCACGCAGACCGAACTTGCCGCCGCCGGAGACATGGGAAAGAAATTCGGCAACATGCTTGCCGAGGCGCTGAAAATTCCGGGGCACGCGCTCGATCAGCTGATGGGAGGCATTGATTGGGTGCTGGAAAAGCTCGGCATCATCGACACGAAATCCGATGGCCTGAAAGACAAAGTGCCGTCGCCTGACCCGGTAGCGACCGGCGGCGCGGGCGCAGATACCGGCGGGCTGCAATATAACATCGCCTACGGGGGCACGCCTTACCGCCCGGTTTCCTCACCGTCAGCCGGTGGCGGATTCACTGACCGCAGCCAGAATACCTATCAGTATGAAATCAACATGCACGAGGGCATGACCAAAGACGATGCAATGGCGCTGATGGCGCAGCACCAAGCAAAAGAGCAGCGCAACCGCCAGGCGCAGAACCGCAGCAAAATGGGCTGGGAGGATTAACCGATGATGATGATTTACGGCATGATGCCGTTTATGCGGCAGACCCTGCCTTACGGGGATATGCAGCAGAATATCGATTACCGCTGGCCCACTAACAGCCGATTCGGGCAGCGTCCGTCGGCGCAGTTTATCGGGCCGGGCGATGAAAAAATCACGCTTTCCGGGGAGCTGCGCCCGGAAATCACAGGCGGCTCGGTGTCGCTGATGACCGTCCGTCTGATGGCCGACGAGGGAATGGCATGGCCGCTGATTGGCGGCAGCGGCATGATTTACGGCATGTACGTGATCGAGAGTATTTATAACACCTTCAGCGAGTTTTATCCCAACGGAACGGCCAGCAAAATCATGTTTACCCTGAGCCTGAAGCGCGTTGATGAGTCGCTCACCTCGATGTTTGGCGATCTGAAGAAGCAGGCTGACGGGCTTATCAGCGGAACCGCGAATCTGCCAGGGCAGCTTACGTCAGCAATTGACGGCGTGAAGTCGGCGGCCGGTAGCCTGATTTCAACTGCAGGGGGGCTGCTCGGATGATCGGGATAAGCAGCCTGCCGGTGCAGGTCGGGGCGCAGCTGACGCCGGATTTCATGCTGAAGGTTAACTCTAAAGACGTCACAACCAATATCCGGGATCGCCTTATCTCGATGACGCTGACCGATAATCGCGGCTTCGAAGCTGACCAGCTGGACATTGAGCTGGACGACGCCGACGGTCAGCTGGCAATGCCGGTTCGCGGCGCAGTGATTACGCTGTTTCTCGGCTGGAAAGGCCAGACGCTGTTCGGTAAAGGTAATTTCACCGTTGATGAGGTTGAGCACCACGGCGCGCCGGACACCATGACAATCCGCGCCCGCAGCGCTGATTTCCGTGGCTCGCTCAATTCCCGCCGGGAGGTGTCCTATCACGACACTACCCTGGGGGAAGTCGTGACGCAGATAGCCGGGCGCAATAACTTAAAGCCAATGCTGGCCGATGGATTCGCCGGACTTGCCGTCGCTCACATTGACCAGACGCAGGAGACAGACGCTAAATTCCTGACGCGACTCGCCACGCTGTACGGCGCGGTTGCGGCAGTGAAGGCCGGGCGACTTCTGTTTATAAGGCCCGGTAACGGCGTCACCGCCAGCGGAAAGCCAATCCCGCAGATGACGATCACGCGGCAGGACGGCGACCGGCACAGCTTCAGCATTGCTGATCGAGGCGCATATACCGGCGTCTCGGCGAGCTGGCTGCATACGAAAGACCCGAAGCCTAAGAAAGTTAAGGTGAAGCGCAAGCCAAAAGAAAAG